GGCAAGCCATAAGCATAACAGACAGCGGCTTCCACACACATGCTGCCCGGCTCCGGCTCGCCTAAGCCTAAGCAAAGCCCCGCATCCACGGTAGCGAGAACCTTAGTTGCTATCTCTTTATTGAGTCCAAGGGTTGTCATTTTATTCCTCTGTAAGGTAAAGGTATTTAGCGCTTGGCGGACTTGGTGGACTTGGCGGACTTGGCGGACTTGGCGGACTTGGCGGACTTGGCGAACTTCACATCGTCCAGACTCTCCGTACCCAACTGAGCGATAGCAAGACGCCTCATGCCCCGCGCGCGAGCTTTGTTCGAAGACCACTGCGTGTCGTTAAGCATGCTTTCAAGGGCGCGGACTGCTATGGACACGCAAGGTGGATTGTACTCGTGAGGCAAGCCATAAGCATAACAGACAGCGGCTTCCACACACATGCTGCCCGGCTCCGGCTCGCCTAAGCCTAAGCAAAGCCCCGCATCCACGGTAGCGAGGACCTTAGTTGCTATCTTTTTATTGGGTTTAAGGGTTGTCATATCGTTCCTCCTTCTGTTGAAAGTACATATTTCCAGCCTTTCTTCCCGTTACGCGCCCCGTGACCTCCGCGCGTTCTATCATTCATGCGCTTAACTTCAAGCACAAGTTGCTCGCGCGTAGCATTGTCCGCCACTTTAATCGTATATTTCTGGCTTCCTTGCGTACCTACAGGAGGAATAGCAATGATACAGTAAGGTTGCTTCTTCACAACTTCTGCGGCGCGGGAAGCCCTTCTATCAAATCCACCAGAACTATTGCCCCCATTTAAAAACCAATAACCTGTCATACTGCCTTCCTCGGGCGACGCGTGACGCCCTCAACCGTTGCATGGAAGAACTTATCAAGGTCAAACTGAGGGTTGTCCAAAGCGAACGCATCCCCAAACTTCCAAGCCACATTACTGATAGTTGTTAGCCTTATGCTGGCTTCAGGATGCGTTATATCTACTTCTTTGCGGGCGGCGTTCAGTACTTCCGCCACGAACTCATAATGCCTGCGGTTAAACATGGTTTTCCTCCTTCTTAAACATAGGCGCTGTGTGCGCGGGATTGATGGGACGGTATTTTACTGACCCATACCGCATACAGTTATCGTGAATATCCTTAAGGTCACGGCACTCCTGAATGTAGCTCTTACCGTCAACGGCGATGAACTCATATTTAGATGGTGTGGTTGTCATATCGTTTCTCCTTTAGGGTTAAACTGCCATCATTATAGACTGTCTGTTTGCTCGTTCAAGAGAAATTTAAACCGTACAAGTCCGATTTTTTGGATACCCGCATTCACACTGTTGCATGAATGTCTTTTGCGCGGATAGTTCCATGCTCATTCTCCTAATTAATATGCGAGCGGATAAACAAGCGCATTGTGCTTTCGCTTTCGTAATCTTCAAAAGCCGGTGTAATTTCCTTGTGTGATTCCCCGCGCCATGCCTCAAGACCCTCTTTAAGAGCCGCCACAAAAATAGCGTGCTGCTGGCCTGTAGTATGGCAAGTGAAGCGAATATCGCCTTTCCTTGCCGTATCGCTTGGTATGAGTACGCTGTACATTATACGGCCTCCTTTAGGGTTAAACTGCCATCATTATAGACTGTCTGTTTGCTCGTTCAAGAGAAATTTATATTAAAGTCCTTTCTCTTTAAAATAGGACGCTTTAACTTTTATCTTCAAACGTTTCATTATAACAGTGCGACGTTGCTTCTTTATTTTCTTTTCCTTCCCGGCCTGCACCTTCAATTCTTTACGCCATTGCGCAAGCCGCACTTCCCTCGCTTCTTTTTCTTTCCGCTTCGCAATAGACCCCTCCATATGCAACTTTATAGCCGCTTCTATATCCATCCAGTCCGTGTCATCATTGAACGGCTCATCAGTAGTCTGAAATATAATGTTACGCTTCCGGGCAATGAAAGACCTGTTTTGATTATCCAGCCTGTAGACCTTCAGACTGTAGGAGAAGGTTTTTCCAAATCTGCCCGGACATTTATATACAACGATATACCACGGCGACTGTTCGTCAATACGCACTTCCCATATTTTATACCGGTTAGGGTTATGTATCCCTGACTGGTCACGATAGATTTTTTGCATTGCAGGCTCCTTTTAGGGTTAAGCTGATACAAGCTGATACGTGTTTTGGGCTGATTTTTAGGGTCAGTATCAGTAAGAAAGTTTTTGTATTATATAGTAAATTTTACAAAAGTAAAGCAGACTGATTCCTGATATGTTAATTTTTTAAGATAAAAGTATATATGCCGGAATCAACCTAAAGTTGTATATAAATATATAAATAAAAGTCGCGCGTGTCTACAAAATACAGTTCTTCCCCCGATTTCGGCTCACCAATACTTTTATCTTACAAAGTACAGTAAATTCACTTCATCACCTTACTTTTTAGTCCTTTTGTCTTTTATATTCAATAGCTTAAAAGATGATACTGGCCCCTAAAACAGCCCATCCACCACCCATCAGCTTGACTCAGTCTAAACCTAATGGTATGTCTGCACTTTCAACTGTCTATTAGTTGATTTGGAACTTGGGAAACGTTCGGGCGGGTGGGGGTGCGCGGGTTAAAATTAGAAGCACCCTCCAAATCCGCCGCGAATTTTAGAAAATCAACCCTGCGTATCAATTTCACCTTAAAATATAAAATCCCCATAAATATTATATATCAGGCTCTTGACTACAACTTTTTGACGAAGTAAAATTAAGATGAAATGTAAGCGCCTGTCGGTAGCGGGAGACGCTTACGTTTCCTTAGGGAGAACCTAAGTCATTTTTTAAAAAGGAGTTTTTTATGACGGAAACGGTAATGCTACCCTCTAACGCGAGCGGTTTGGTTCAGACGGACAACGGCCATAGCGACCATGGATACAAGGATTACTTCCTGTTCCAGGGGATTAAGGATGCACAGGTTGAGAACGTGCGCACCGCTCTGGACGTGAAGAACCATGTGTCTACCGAAGCGGCGGCTACCCGGCTTATGATTGCCGAGCATACCCGTCGCACGGAGGACCTTATCCGCAATGTGGATACGACTAACATCCGCGCGGCCCTTCAGGACGCCAAGGACGAGGTTACGGCGCTGAAGCTGACGGCTAAGGCAACCCCGACTATCTAGTCTTGACTTGCTCCGTGAATTGTGGTAGTTTTAAATCAGCACTGCCTCAGTTCACGGAGTACCCATGTCTGCCGCGGAAAATCCTACATACAACCACAAGCGCATTACATCCACTAGCCTGATTAAGAATGGGCCTGGCGTGTCAGGCGGGTTTCTCGTTGCCGCGTCAAGCTCGGGAACTATCACGCTGTACGACTCAACCGACAACTCGCAGGGCTTGATGGTAAATGCCGTCCCCCTTACAGCCGGACAGTGGTATCCATTCCCCGGTCAATTCACTCGCGGACTGTATGCCGTCATAGGCGGGACCGCGGACATTTCGTATTTTTATAATTAGGAGTTCGCATGGATAACCGATATGGCACTGGCCAGGAGACTGGACCTGATTACCCCGGACACAATCCAAGTGTGGGTTCCAGGAAATCCCCTAATGCGGGCGGGGCAGACAAACGAGAGACTCCTTCAGGCTATCACAAGTCTGGCCGCAAACGCTCCGGTACACAGCATAGCGACAGGGACTAACGATGACCCTTAAACTTTCGCAAATCAGTTCAGGCGGCGCGTTCTCCACTTCCACGGATAATGTTGTTACCGTGCGCGGCGGGAACACTGATGTCCTCACTACCCTTGGCGCTGCGGCGACAAAGGGAGTTTCAAATTCCACAAATCCGAACGTAGCGTCCGTTGCACTTACATCCATCACGGCTGGGCATGTAGCCTCATTCGCCGATACCGCGGGTACGGTACAGGATGGAGGCGTCCTCGGGACCGCGGCTGCGCAAGCAGCTAGCAGCAACACCGGAACAGTTGCCGCAGTCACGGGCGCTACGACCATAGGGCATATTGCTAAGTTCACTGATACGGCGGGCACTATTGACGATGGTGGTGCAATAGGAACGGCGGCGACTAAAGCGGCAAGTAACAACTCCGACGCGACGGTGGCCTCCGTCACAGGCTCAATCACGGTAGGACACCTGGCCGTGTTCGCGGACACGAGTGGCTCGGTTCAGGATGGCGGGGCTGTTCCTAGCGGTGGGGTATCTTATCTTGCCGGTAGTGGTACAGCCACAAATAGCGGGGGGACGCAGGCACTGGCCGCGGGTAATGCCGCTTCGGCGTCTGGTGTGAATGGTGCAACGGCAGTAGGTTACGACAGTTCGGCGTCCGGTTCGGCATCCACGTCTATAGGACCGGCATCATCTGCGTATACACAAAATTCTGTTGCGGTAGGACATGCCGCGGTTGCCGGTGTCGTCTCGGGTTCACAGCAGGCCGCTACGGCTGTGGGTAATGCTGCGGCTGCAACCGGCTTGCAGTCTACGGCGCTTGGTAACGGTGCGCAGGCTACGGCTGTACAGTCCATTGCGGTTGGTCCTGGAGCTTCGTCCACGGGTAACGAGTCGGTTACGATAGGACAAGCGGCATCGGATGGCGGTCATACGGGTTGCCTTGTGGTAGTGGCGAGCACTTCGTCGGCGGGGGCTACAGCATCAGGTAATAACCAGATAATCATTGCAACGGATGCAGGAGAAATAAACGTGAGCAGTACGGGAGCTACTTCTATCCCTACGGATGGGACATTGCTGCTTACTACATCCGGCGCTGTAGCTAATGATGCAGGCGCTCAGGCGGCCACCATGACTAATGGACCTACGGCGGGTAATCCAACTCTTTGGGCTAAAATAAAAATTAATGGGACCACATATGCGCTCCCACTCTGGCCAGCATAAAGGAAACATAAATGAGTAAGATTACACAGACTACTTCAGGCGTCACAGTCGGGCATGTAGCGGCTTTTTCCGACGTGTTTGGTAATATTAAGGATTCAGGCGTCCCCATATCAAACGTGATAGTGCCGGGCGGGATTCAGCTTAGGAGTCAGACATTTACTTCCAGTGGCACGCTGGTTGTCCCAGCTAATGTATCGAGTGTCTTTCTTGTAGGCCGCGCGGGGTCATCGGGCGGCGACGGCGGCGGCGGCGGGTCAGGCGGGTCTACCTCGGCGGGAGGTACAGGCGGCGCAGGCGGCGCAAGCGGGTGCAGCGTCAGTACACAAGTTACAGCAGTAGCGGTGACTCCTGGAGCGAGTATTACAGTTACGGTTGGTGCAGGCGGTGGTGGCGGGTCTGCTGGTGCAGGCGGAGTAGCGAGTGCAGGCGGCGGTACTGGCGGCAATGGCGCAGGCGGCGGTACTGGCGGCAATACGAGTTTTGGCAGTCTCTGGTTCCTTCAAGGTCCTGATGGCGGCGGCGGTGGTGGCGGAGGGTCTATAAGCACTCCTGGCCAGCCAGGATATACTGGCCTTGGTCCTATTCAGGATGGTCTTCAGGGCGGTCCAGGTGGAGCAGCTAATACCGCGGGTAGCGCGGGTTCCCAGCTTTATGCTAGCGGTTTTTTCGGCGAGGCTAGTTTTGCAGGTAATGGCGGTAACGCCGGGGGTACTCATGGTGGCGGTGGCGGTGGTGGGTCCCCCTCTGTGTGTCCGGGTGATGCAAGCCCTACGGCTGCAACCGCGGCGGGTAACGGCGGCGCGGCGGGCCAGCCGGGCGGCAATGCGGCTGCGGTTAATGGGACCAATGCCGGGTGCGGAGGTCAGGGTGGTGGTGGCGGCGGCGGCGGTGGCTTGCTCGCTGTGACGGGAACTGCGGGTGGTAATGGCGCTATGGGCGGTGGCGGCTCAAATGGATTTTTAACTGTGTATTGGGTGGCTTAATATGGATAGCTATGCAATGATTCAGAACGGGCTTGTGGTTAATATAGCGGTGTGGGATGGGGTAACCCCTTGGTCCCCAGAGGGATTTATTGTTGTGCAAGTTCCCGAAGGTCTTACGGTGTCTTCGGGGTGGAGTTACAACGGCACAAGTTTTATCCAACCGACTACCACGAAGTAAAAGGAAATAATCCATGCACATCAACATCAATACTTCCCAAAGTCTTCGTCCTCAAGTCAAGCAGGCAGTGGACGTTATCCATAACCTTGCCTCGTCCCAGGCGTCCGCGCCCGCCGCGATTCATACTTCTACTGTGGCGGATGCTGCGGACCGTTCTCCGGTGGTTCATTCTTTTAGTGTTACCCCTTTAGTTTCAGGGGCTAAGGATATTATTGTGGTTCTCGAGCATGCGGCGGGCGAGTGCAAGCGCGTAGTCATTTCTGGTGTGACTACAGCAGAGCAGATTATTGCACACTTGCGGAACCTGACGGCACACAAATATGCTCCGGTTCCTACTCCGGTTCCTACTCCGGTTCCTACTCCGGTTCCTACACCTGAACCGACTCCTGCGCCGACTTTGGCTCCTGGGGTATAACATGCAGATGACTCCGGTGGCTTCAACGATGATTCGCGCGGTGGGATATGACCCGGAAGAGAGTAAACTTGCCGTGGAGTTCAACAATGGAGCTACATGGGAGTATGATGATGTCCCACAGGACATTTTTGATGGGTTGACGGGTGGCGGGTCCGCGGGTGCATATTTCCACAATCATGTGCGTAACTCATTTGATGGGCGTGAGGTTTAAGTGTGGAGGATGAACTCAAAGTCAAAGAAGAGTTACTCCGCGAGTTTAAGGATAACCGGCCTTTAGCTCATAAGATTTTATTTGCTCATCGGCGTGAGGATGAGACTCCATCGTTCCATGAAGAAATAATCTTCTTGTTCGATGGTAGCCACAAGCGGGTTGCGCTGAAAGCTTTTCGCGGCGCAGCCAAGAGTACGTTAGTGGAGGAAATCGCTATCCTAAAAGCTTTGTTTCGCGAGAAGTGGTATATACTTATTATAGGTAATACTTGGTCTACGGCTGTCAAAAGCCTGGAAGCAATAAGGCGTGAGCTTACGACGAACAACGAGTTAATTGAATTGTTCGGGGAAATGAAAGCGGAGCCGTGGAGCGCGGATAATATTGTGCTGGCAAACGGTGTGAAGATTGAAGCTATGGGCGCAATGCAGGCTATGCGCGGTACGAAGCATAATAGTGTACGACCGGACCTCGTGATTATCGATGACCTAGAAGATGAAGAGGCAGTGAGCAGCAAAGAAGCCCGCGCGAAATACTCTAACTGGCTAGCCAAAGTTATAGTACCGGCTCTTCACCCTAAGCGGGGGGATATTTTTTTTATTGGTACTCCGCTGCACCCCGAGTCGTTGATTGAAAAGAAGTGCAATGACCCCGAGTGGCTGTCTAAGACATTTCCCTTAAGTTATATAGACATGAATACTGGTGCGGAGCTTGCAACATGGCCCGCTCGTTTTCCAATTGATTGGGTAGTATCCACACGTAACAGATACATGCGTGAGGGCAACATAATTAGTTTTCAACAAGAGTTTCAGTGCCAGTCAGAGGATGTCGCATCTAAACCATTCCAGGCGTCTATGATTAAAGTATCGCCTATGTCACAGCTTTACATGCCGGTCCATATTATAGTTGACCCGGCGAGAACGGTAAAATCCACGAGTGCGCGCACGGGTTATGTGGCGGCAAGCTGGGTTGCAAATCGGCTTATAGTGCATGATGCAATTGGTGCATTTCATCGGCCTGACGAGATTATAAAGCAGATTTTAGATTGGAATACTAAATATGCCCCGGTATCAATTGGAGTTGAGACGAACGCCCTTGAAGAGTTCATTATGCAGCCGTTACGGGCAAAGATGCTGGAAACCCGCACGAGCCTCCCACTGGTTGATTTGCGCGCGCCAAAAGACAAGCAGGACTTCATTAAGGGCCTTCAACCATTTTATATGTCCGGTTCCGTTGTTCATAGCCGAAACTTACCCGATTTGGAATCTGAGCTTCTTCAATTCCCCACGGGGCGTATTGACGTAGTAAATGCACTTGCGTATATGCTTAAAATTCGTGCGGGTCGTCCGGTGTATGAGGACTTTACACCTGAGCATGTAGCGCCCGTATTGGAGATTAATCCGGCTCTTCCGCGGTATTTAGTTGTATCCTCGCGCCCGGCTATGACCGCCGCGGCTATTGTGCAATACACGAATGGAGAAATCCGTATCGTTCATAGTTGGGTACATAATGTTCCGCCAAAAGAAGCATTCCCGGTTATACTACGTGAAGCTGTAATGCTTGTAGGAGACGTGAAGATTTCTGCACCAGGGGAACAATTTGATAAGTTTAATAACACAGGGCTTCCTGCTTCGGCTATGGCGGAACATGTGGCGCTTCAGCGGACGGCGCTTGCCGCAGAGTGTGAGGGGTCACTATCCAAATGGATAACTAAGCAAGTGCGGGGTATACCGGCGTTGCTCGTGAGTAAGGACGCTAAGTGGGTAGTGAACGCTCTTGGTGGCGGGTATGCGCGAAAACTTGATAAGCACGGCGTACTAGCCGCTCGCCCCGAAGATAATCAGTACAAGCTTATCATGGAGGCTATAGAGTCCTTCATTGCCTGGATTGATAAAGCAGGTCGGCAAGATGAAGATGATGAGTCGCGCAATTATGCGTACACGAGCGGGGGCGTCAGATACTTGACGACCTTACCTAATAGGAGATAGTTATGGCCGAAGTTATTGAACTGGACATTGAAGAGGAAAAGAATCCCGCTGATGTCCTTGAGGACCGAAAGAAGGATTGGTCCGATAACGGGAAAGTGAAAGAGCAACTTGCGGATATTTACTCACAGGTGGTGAAAGCTTTCGAGGATAAGAAGGAGCAGGCGGATACTATTGAGGAATGCTGGGATGTTTATAATTGCAAAGTAACCAGTCACCAGATGTACTCTGGCAATTCTCAGGTGTACGTACCCCTTGTACGCGACGCTGTGAATGCCCGAGAAACGCGCTTCACGAATACGCTATTTCCTAAATCGGGTAGATATTGCGACGTTATCGCCAGCGATGGGCGTGTGCCATATGAAATTATAGCGTTACTTGAATACTATGCAAAGACGACATGCTTGCGTACAAATGTAGTACCCGCAATGATTCGCGGCGGGGATATGTCAGGCAACTACAAACTTTATATAAGCTGGGAGACTCGCAAGCGAAACATAGTGAGCAAAAAGAAAGTGGTGGACTATAGTATTCCGCTTGATGGTCAAGATGAGTACGACGACGTGGAGTATGAAGAGGATGAGGTAAGCGGTCCGGCTGTAACAGTTCTCGATTCCCGCAATCTTGCAATTCTGCCTACATCCTCAGAGAGTATAGACGAAGCAGAGATTGTTGCGGTTATCTGTCGATGGAGCAAAGGTAAACTCAAGCGTATGGTCCGGGAGGGTATGCTTGAGAAAAAGGCTGTGGATATTCTCGTGGAGAACATGAACGCGAAGCCGCAGCCGAGTGTGCCGGATACACCTAAAGATGCCGCGGAGTATATGGGCGTGAGTACGAGCAGTAACGGTACAAAGCTTGCGGTTGTCTATCAAGTATGGACAAAGCTTAAACTGGGCAAAGAATACCGCATGATGGTGACGCACTTTGCGGGGCAGAATAATATTCTCGGATGCAAGCGTAACCCATACTGGAATGACCGCGTGCCTGTCCTATCCCGCCCGGTGGGAAAGATAGCGGATACTATTTGGGGTAAGGCGCCAGTTTCACCTGTTCTCAACATGCAATATTCTGCGAACGACGTGGTGAACGAGGGATTTGATTCTGCGCAGTATAGCTTACTTCCTATTGTGATGACAGACCCGGAGAAGAATCCGCGCGTAGGTAGCATGGTTATGGCAATGGCTGCGGTGTGGGAGACTTCACCTAATGATACGAAGTTCATAGAACTCCCGCAGTTGTGGAAGGAAGCATTTCAGATTGTGAACTCGTGCCGGGAACAGATACAACAATCCCTTAGCGTTAACCCAGCCATGATTCCAATGGGCGCAAGTAAGAAGCCTACGCAGGCGCAGGTGGCACAGGAACAGCAGGTAGCGCTGGAAAGTACCGCGGATGCCGTGACAATAATTCAAGAAGGCATTCTTGACCCACTCCTTCAGTGGTTTTATGAGCTTGACTACCAGTTTCGCACAAAGGCAATTTCAGTTAAGAAGTTCGGGCAGACAGGCATCTTGGCGGATATGCAACAGGTGGAACCGCTTCAGGTACGTGAGCGGTACACGTTCGCCTGGTATGGTGCAGAGAGTTTTAAAGCTGCGCAGGATATTCAAGGTATGATTTCTTGGGCTAACGTACTGAAGAGTATGCCGCCGCAGTCGCTTGGCGGGCGTACACTTGACCTTGGTCCTGTACTTGAATATGTATCTGAGATTACGTTTGGCCCGCGCATTGGCCCGAAAGTTCTTATAAATGAACGGCATAAGTTCAGTATGAATCCTATGGAAGAAGATGCCCTTATGGATAATCTTTTCCCTGTTCAGGTTCATGAAGGTGACGAAGATATGCAGCATATTCAGGTACATACTCAACATTTCACAATGACAGGTGGTGATATGGGCGACCCGCAGCATTTGAAGCGAGGCCATATTCTTGAGCATATTAAACAACTTAAGGAGAAAGCTGCCGCGGCTCAAGGCGCGCAGCAGCCGCAGCCCGGACAAACTGCACAGGCTCCTGGTGCCCCTAGCCCTGGTGCGCAGGCACAGGCTCCTACGGGCGTTCAGCAGCCGCCTGGGGCTATTCACCCGGACGCATTGCATGACCCAAATAAAATGCCAAGATAGGTATTGCATGTTGACAAATAGGAATGTATACTAAAGATAATACGATTTGCCCGCCGTAAGCGGCTATTTCGATTTATCACGTAATGATAGGAGTGGATATGGCTGACGAAGAGAATCTGGACTATCTGAATAATCTTTCGGATGAGCCGGAACCTGAAGAGGAACCTGCCGCAGATACTGCCCCGGAACCTGAAGAGGAACCTGCCGCAGATACTGCCCCGGAACCTGAAGAGGAACCTGCCGCAGATACTGCCCCGGAACCTGAAGAGGAATCCGCCGCGGATACTGCCCCAAAGAAACGTTCGGAAAATAGATTCCAGAAGCTCGCTAATGAGCGCAACGCAGAACGGGAAGCCCGCATTAGGGCTGAAGCGGAACGCGACGCGATTCTCAAAGTCAGACAGGCTGCCCCAATAGCTGATACAGGTGAGGCTGTCCGTAAGCGCCAGGAAAAACTTGACCTTATGGAGCCGCATGAACGGGCTATCTTTCTTCAGAATGAGCAGATTGAGCGGATGAACAATCAGCTTTTGCTCTCGGAACTTAGGTCTGAAGATAGGGCTGACAAGGCTGCATACGATGCGAAAGCTCTTGTTGACCCTCGGTACGCTCGTAACAAAGCGGCAGTAGAAGAAGACCTTAAGGAACTTCGCAATAAAGGAATTAACGCTTCTCGTGAAGATTGTTTGATTCGTGTTATTGGTAGAAAAACCCTTGCGGAAAAACCTAAAAAGTCTACGCGCGAAGCTGCAAGTACTCGCGTTGCTTCTACTAAAGGAACACCTACTACGGCTAAAGGTCATGCTTCCACTTCGAGTTCCGGTAAAGGGGACGACCTCGCAGCTATCGAGTCTCGCCTTAAAGGGAAATCGTTCAGTGAAATGTTTGGGAGCTAACCTGACGGCCATTGTGGTCTTCAGGTAATCTTTAGGAGATAACAATGGCTGATAACGTCAATACCAGTTCACAATTTACCGCAGATATTCAGAACTTCATCCAGAAGAAAACTATTCGTCTGGTTGACCGGCAGCTTGTTCTTTATCAGTTCGGCGATAAGGCCGTCCTGCCGAAGAACCGCGGCACTGTGTATACTGCTTCACAGTACAATCGCGTTAACCTTCCGTTTGCGCCTCTCTCCGAAGGCATTCCGCCTGTGGGTGAGACTATGACGTTGACCCAGGTGTCCGCTACTGCCCAGCAGTGGGGTGATACTATCAACGTGACGGACGTGGCGGACCTTACGATTGACCATCCCATTTTCCAGAAAGCGATTGAGCTTATTGCACTTCAGCAGGCAGAAACGCTTGAGCGTAATACAGCGAACGTGCTGATGGGCGGTACGCAGGTCAACTACGTGGGCGCTGTAGGCTCTCGCGCTTCTTTAACCTCTACCTCTTATCTGAATCCTTTTGAGCTTAACCGTGCGGTGGGCGCTCTGCGTACCATCGGCGCACCTGAGTTCATGGGTCAGGCGAATGAGGACGAGAAGATTGAAGCCGGTAAGCCTTCTAAGGCTTCCAAAGACCCCCGCGGGTTTCAGCATTATGTTGCAGTGCTTCACCCGCTGGTTGAGCAGGATATGCGGAATAACAGCCAGGTTGTGACGGCTTGGTCGTACAGCGACATTAACAGGCTCTATAATAACGAGCTTGGCGAATATGCTGGTATCCGGTTTACTCGCTCTAACATGGTCCCGTATTTCACAGGTGTTGCGGCTATCACTGCTACTGGCCATACCACTGGCGGTTCGCTGGCGGATGGCACGTATTACACTGAGGTTACGGGTTCTGTTGCTCAGAACGGTTATGAGACGCTTATTTATCAGGTATCGTCTAGCGTGACTATTTCAGGTGGTGGCGGTAACGGTTCTATTACGTTGACCATGCCCAGCACTGCCGGGTATCTGTACAATGTGTATATCGGTACTACTACCTCTCCCACTAACCTTGGTTTGTCTGCTTCCGGTCCGACTGTTGGACCTCTGGCAGGTAATGCGGTTCAGATTGCGCCTAGCACGGCTGTTACCATTACTGGTGTAGGCGTCTCGCGCACTCCGCCCGCCGCTCCTGCTACCGGCGTCACGGTGTACCCCACTTTCATCTTCGGTAAGGGCGCATACGCTCAGGTTATGCTGGATGAAGCGAAGGTTACATATCTTGATAAGGCCGAAAAGCTGGACCCGCTGAACCAGTTACGCATCGTCGGTTGGAAGATTTTCTATGGTACTTTGATTATCAACCAGCAGTTCTTCATGCGTATCGAGTCGGCGTCTCAGTTCTCGCCCACGTTTGGTTAAGTCTCCATGTGCCCTCGGGAGGGCTTTCCAGCCCTCCCACTTTTTAGGAGAGTAGAATGAAAAAGGAAAAGAGTTCCAGGGATGCTATAGGCGGGCAGAGAGAAATTCTCGCTGCGTATAAGCCGAGTGAAGGCCGCGAGAAAATGGCATCTAATGTAGGCGAGTATCAGCGTCCAGACGATAAAGATTCAACCAATTGTTAGGAGAATAAAATGAAAAGCCTTGACCTTACGGAAAAAGAACTTGAAGAAATTGAAGCCCAGGCGGAGCTTGAGGCAGAAGAGGAAATTAAAAAGGGAATGAAAGCGGAAGCGCTTGAGGCCGCTAAAGCTCGCGCTAAAAAGAAGTTGGCTAATAAGGAAGCTCCCAAGGCAGCGAAACGCGGCACCCGCATGGTTCGTATTAATCTTGGTAAGCATTCTGACCGTATTACAATTGATGGGCGGACGTTTATGAACGGTCGCGAGTACCCCTTGACAGTTGAGCAGGAACAGACTATAAGGGATATGGCGTTCCGTACCCATCTTCACCAGGCAGAATTGCGCGGCAAGAATTTCCTTAAGGATTTCTATGGACGCCAGCCAGCAAATGCCGTAGTTAGCTAAAGGACTTTATGACCGATTCCAAAAAGGAGCAGGGTTTTCTGTTTAACATTGTCAGTAATATTGGCAATGGACACCAGGTTCAGGTTGCGTTCAATCTCCCGGTAGGTGCCGGTAAGAAGGACATGGATGCCATGTTCGATGAGTACTTTGCGGCGCTTAAGAGGCAGGAAGCTCGTCTTACTCTTCCGACCATTGAACAGCAGGTGGTTCAGCAGGCCGCGCTCGTTGAGGGTGTGAAGAAGTCTGTTGAGCGTCTTCGCGAGTCCCCTGTACTGGTTAATGGTAAGCGCACGTCCCAGGCCGAGGCGGCTTTCCATCAGGCGCAGACGCAGGCTGATGCGGACCAGGCGAAGCTTGACCTTCTCAAACGGAATCTTGAACTCACCGCCAAAGAGGCTGAAGTGGAGATTCCCGAATGCCGTATACGTGCCAACAGTTAGTATCGCTAGCGTGTCAAATTACTAAACAGCCGGGCTTTCTCGTTCAAGCAGGTCAGTTTCTTAATATGATTCTGGCCGATTACGCGCAGACGATAGAAGACCAGGATACTATCCGCCAAACGACGACTATCAATGTGGGGGCAGCGGGTGCGGCGTACTTGCTGCCTCTAAATCATTTACGGACGAGGGAAGTATTTTATCTGGTGAATGGGGAACCGTTCTACCTTAACCAGATTCCTCTTGAGGATTATGACCAGCTTTTTGTAGGTCCTGGCGTCGATAATTACCCGCAAAGCTATGCTATTCAGGTAGAGACTAACCCGCATACAATCCTGTTTTGGCCCCCGCCTGCAATTCCTCTTTCTGTAACTGTTCGCTATCAGCCGCAGCTAACAGATATTGTTTCCCCTGAATCCAGTAGCGCAATCCCTTGGTTCCCGAATCAGCGCATTCTCTTGCGGGACCTCTGCGTGGATATGCTCATGATGGGAGACGATACCCAGCGTAAAGAAGACCTTACGCGCGATGTGGAGAGTCGTATGCGCCGCTACCTTATCATGGATGATGATAAGGAGGGATATGTACGCACTGTTAAGCTTGACCGTCGCCAGTTCAGGCCGAGAGATAACTATCCCCCGTCTAAACTTTCGCCGCTTGGATAGAGGTAGCTATGACCTCTTCCAGTGAGTTCAGCGCGACTTTCGTCCCAAGAAGCGTCTCCGATTCGATTGATGGAGACGACTCTAAAGAAGGCGCGTGTGCGTCTCTTTCTAATCTTATATTTGACCCGTCTACCCCCGCGGTGCTTGTTTGTCGCCCTGCGGTGGAACTTCTTAGCTCTTTTGAGGGTTTCAATAATCCTGGTGTAGTGTCGGATGCGCTACAGTTAGGCGGCGTCATATACGGCCTTGTCCAAAGTTCCCGATTTCCTGGGTACGATGAACCGTTCGCGTTTGATATATCCTCTGGCGATTTCCTTACTTTGCAGGGCGTGAATGCAAACAATGTCCCACTCACGCTGTCCAGCGCGGGTGATTGGGTTCCTCCTGATATTGTAGCAGGTACATCACGTATAGTTCTTACAAGCCAAGGGTTCGATTATAATGCAGGTAATGCGTTTGGCTTTTTTGATATATCAGGATTTACTACTACCGGCTTAGGTGACACTACAAGCGGAAGTAATATCCTATC